GATCTCGTCGTAGCCAAGCACGCCCTGACCCATCATGCCGGCCTTGAACTGGCGGCTGATCGTGTCAACGGGGTTGAAGAAGCCCTTCATGCCTTCGACCAGACCTGCGTTAGCGGCAGGGTTGACCGTGGCATAGCGAGGCGACATACCGGCAGCGGCTTCGTTCAGCTTCTGCTGACCTTGGAGCAGTACCAGGGAGGAAGCAGGGGTAGTACCCGGCGTACCAACGGAGGCGTAGATGCTCTTGTATGCGTTAGCAACGTCTGCATCGATAGAGGCAGCAAGCTGGCTTACGCGAGGCTTCAGTACACGCTCTGCGAAGTCATCCAACTGCATGGTGAGTTCTGCGGAGGTGAAGTTGATGCCGATGTGCTTCTGGCTGGAAACCGTCAGCGTGGTGAACTGTTCGTTGTCGTCCTGAACTTGCAGGGCGGCACCGTCAGTTACCAGAGCGCGGTCTGGCAGACGAATACGCAGGGTTGAACCGATCTTGGCACCTTCGACGGCAAAAGAGTCGTCGTAAGCGCGGTTGACGTTGCGGGTGATCACCAGGTTGTTCTCCAGGATCTGGAGGGCCTTACGGGTGATCATGTCTATAGTAAGCAATGAGTTAGACATTGATGTCTCCTAATTAGTAGCGTTGGTTCTGCAACTTCTTCATCATCCGTTGGTTTTCGGCCTCGATCCATTCTGACGTACTCATGGTCTTTACAGACCGAGGGTCAGTAGTGTCGTACCGTCCACCGCCACCACCCGTAGGGGTGATCGGATTGATAGGAGCAGGTGCAGACGATGTTCTCTTCGCAGGAGGATTGGACTCTAACTTGAGTTCCAACTTCCCGATTTCTTTAGCCTGCAAGTAAGCCGGAAGCTGACTGATCCGGTGTGCTTCCTGCGGGTTAGACCCGAGGTAGTACGCCAGATCCGGGCCTATATCAGAACCACGGATAGTCTCAGCCATGACTTGGGAGATCGGGATATTGGGGTTGTATGCGACCTGTTTGTAGTCGTCATACTTCTCCATAGCCTCTTCTTCCCGGTCGAAGTAGTGGCGCATTGCCTCCTGCTCTCTCTGTTGCTGCTGTCTCTGCGCCAACAGTTCCTCAGCCTTGCGAGCAGCCAATGCCTCGGCATACTCTTCAACCGATTCAAACTTGTCAGCAGACGGCAGTTCTTGAGGGGCTTTGGGCTGCTCCTGCATACGCAGTTGCTGTTCGCGCTCCCACTTTCTCTGCTCTCTTGCAAGACGTTTTCCAACAATGGCGTCCAGTTCCTCTTGGGTGAAGGTCTTGGTTGCCTGCTGGTTGTCCTCCGGCTTCTGAATCTCGGGTGCCGATACTGCCGTCTGTACCGGTTCCTGCGCGGTTTGAGCGTCCGCTACGCTTACATCATCAGACATTGTTGTACCCGTAAGTACCCTGGTGTTCCCCGCCAGTAGGGTTTTTCATCAAGCGTAATAACTAACATTCAGCTTGGCGCTTGCACCAGTCTGAATGAATTTAATCTTGTTAAGGTCGCCATCATAAGACAACACGTTGTTCTGAATGAGGATCATACCCACAGACGCCGTGGGGTTTGTGCCATCATCCCGCCACCGAATGTTGTTGCCCTCAGCCACGATGAAGGCTCTGGTAGGCATAACCTTGTTGCCGGCAATATCCACCGCAGGGACGGTCAAGCCAACCGCAGAAGACAGGTCGGTGATCTGCTGATACCCCAAGTTAGAGGTCGTATTCTTCAATCCCATGAGTCACCTATGCCAGAAACTTGAGTTTGTAAAGGGTAGTAAGGTACAAATTGACGATTTCGTCAATGATATTGTGGATAGAGGTATCCTTTTTGTCTACCACCTCATACCGGATGGATTCTATCTCATCCAGTTGGTCTTGAAGGAACTCCACAATATTGGTGGTCTTCTTGGCAGAGTGCAGGGTAATAGGGCCGATCAGCCCATGCCTACCCTGGTACGCCTCTGCTAGATCGTCAGCCAAGGGGATGATGCCCTCATAGAACTTCTTGAGGGCTTTATGCTTGGCATAAGACCGGGTGTTCAGGTGAACGGAATGGGTTACATCCCGTGCCAAGAACAACATGCCTATGAACTTGTCACACGACATGGATCACTCCTGCGGAGGCTGAACCTGCGGTTGGGCTTGGGTCTTGATCTTCTCAACCAAAGGGAACACAGCCTTGTAGGGCAGTTCACCAAGGGCTTGAAGGAGGAAGTTTACTTCTTCAACAGTAAGGTCAAGCTTGATCACGCAGAGGCTCCTTGCGCCCATGGCAGAGCAGGGCTAACGATGGGTGGGTTGATTTGGTTGTCGATTTGGGACTGAACAGCCGCCTCGGTAGCGTCCTTGTCCACACCATTTGCCCAACACCAGCCCAGTACCTGATCCAATGTCAGGTCTTCATAGGGGGTGAAGTCGCCTTCCGGTGCAGGGAAGGAACAGGTGGCATAGACAGAACCAGTGTAGTTCTCATCTACGCCAGTGCAGCGCCAGTGAGCGGTAACAACTACGTCAGTGTAGTCGCCCTCAGACGGTTTGCAGTTCAGTTGTGAGATTTCCCAAGTGATTACGGTTGCCATGTGTGGCTCCTTATGCGTTTGCTATGGTTGTTACGGTTCCAGAAGAACCACGATATTTGAGTGCGCCACCTTCAACGTAAAGGATACCGCCACCCGTTGGGTCTGTAGTTGGAGCAGTGGTTGCGTTGGCAATGAACATCACCAATGCGCCTGATCCGAACGAAGTGCCGCCAATTCCAATATCGCCGGCGGAAGTAATCCGCATAAACTCTGTGCCAGCGGCAGCGGTGTTTCTTCCTCTGTTAAATACTAGCGCGTCTACTCCAGCAGGCTGACCGATAGCCCAATTTTGTATTCCAGCTTGTGTAATGCCAACATACGCGCCGTTGGTGTTGGTGTTGATAAAATCAGTCACCATCCCATTAGTTCCACCAGACGCTACAAGCTTATTGCCATTGTCTGTTGTAGTCCCCACCAACAAATTGCCGCCACTGGTAATCCGAGCGCGTTCGGTCTTGTTGGTGCCGAACGACAAAAAACTGTTTTCCAGATTCCACAAGTAAAACGCAGAGCCGTTTAGCTGGAACAGCGTACCGTCGGTACTCGTTGAACCCGTAGTGCTGTTAGTTAGCTTTAACTCAGTTGCGTTAGCGCCTCCGTCAATTTGCAGTAGGCGACTGTTAGCCGTGTAAACAGCAGGCGAACTCGTACCAATCCCCACGTTGCCGCTGGAGTCAACTGCAAGTTTTGTGCTGTAACCGCTACCGGAAGTCTGCAATTCAAACGTACCGTTATTGCTACCGAGATACGTTGATGAACCGGAAGAATCTTTCAGACCGATAAACGAGCCTGTTGATCCTGTGCGCTCAAATATGGCTTTCGTGCTTGTACTCGATGAAACATGCAGATCGACACTTGGCGAACTCGTACCAATCCCGAGGTTCCCACTCGCATCCAGCGTCATCGCTTGAGTAAAGCTGATGGTGTTACCTGCGGTGCCGGAGGGGGCGTTGAAGAAACGGAACGCACCGTCTGATTGCTCAAACATTGACGCTTCATCAGTCGCCATGTACCGATAAAACCCCGAGGCGTAATAAGCGTTGTTAGTGAGCGTCGAATAAACGCTACTGCCTAATAGCGCCGCCCGATTGCCCACTTGCAGCATTGGGCCACCGAACCCGGCGGGGTTGTGAGCACTAGGTGTAACCCCGAGGCCGAGGTTGCCCGAGGCGTCGATAGTGGCGCGAATAGTTCCAGCTGTCAGCGGATCGCCACCAAGAGCATTGCTTTGAACAAAACACAAATCACCATAGCTATTGAAAGTAGACGCAACAGCCCAGTTCCGAGTTGCAGCATTTGAATCGTCGCTCCATAATCCAAGACCAGAGTAAGCGGACACGCTTTTAATACGCGCAGATGCTCCCGCTACATCCAACTTATAACCCGGCGAACTCGTACCAATTCCTACGTTGCCTGCGGAGTCGAGGCGCATACGTTCGGCGCCGTTTGTATACCAAGTTAGCGCCCCACCAGTAACTAAGTTTGCAAAATATACATCTGTAGATGAATAACTAATTACGCCAAGTGCCGTTCCGTTTCCAAATCTAACGTCGCCATTTACATGAAGTTTCGCACCCGGCGAACTCGTACCAATCCCTACGTTGCCATCGCTACCCTGCACAAACAACGCATGAGTGTTGGTGTCAGACTCGACGCGGAAGTCGTAGTCAGCGCCGGTGTCGTTAAAGACGGCTTCGGTGGTGGAGAGGCGCAGTCTTTCAACCGGCGTAGCCCCTGTTGAAATGGAAAAAGTTTCACTGTTAAGGACTGTGATTCTGGCGCGTTCAGCAGCGGCGTCCCGAAAGAAAATATAGTTGGATTGAGTATCCCCAGCTTGAGTTTCAAACGCCGACCAGTTGTCAGAAGTCGCTGTGACTTTTATGGTTGGGTTAGCGCTTGAAACCTCTAATTTTTGCGTAGGCGAAGTCGTACCAATCCCTATGTCACCCGCTGACGTAACGCGAAGTCGGTTGACGCCACCAGTAACTATTGCAATCGCATCTGCGCTAGGGAAATAAAGACCGGTGTTGGTATCCCCAATGTTTGTAATGGAAGGCGATGCCGCTAAGCCGTCAGCAAACTCTGCCGTTCCCGTGACGCTAAGGTTTACAAAGTTGCCATCAGCGCCGCCTTCAACCCGTTGCCATACGGAACCGTTGAATACCGCCCAATCACCCACTCCCCAGTTGGTAATACCGTCAAGATTGGTACTACCGGCAACCGATACAACGTAGTATTCACCCTGAACACCCACTCCGGATGTCAGCGTAGGGGTGTTGGTAAAAGCATCCCAGGTACCTTGATATTTCAAAGCCCCCAAGGTAGCCGCATCAACTTGCAGGTATTGCTCTATGCCTCTCATTACATGGCTCCTTCAACGGGGGGTTCGCCCATCAATTGTTGTGTTTGGATTTCGGGCATCATGTTGCCCACGGAAAGATCACCGCTCTCCAAGGCCGCAAACAGCGTACCCTGTACAATGTCCTGAATCTGCTCCGGCGTCATGCCGCTAGATACCGCAGAGATCCGCTTGGTCTCTGCATCGTACTCTTTGATCTTGAGTTCCTGGGCTTCCATGCTCTGGTTGACGTTCCTGAGCATCGACGCCATCTGTTCCATCTGCTGACCCATCTGCTGGATCTGCTGTTCAGCAGCTTGCAGTGCTGGCGGCTTGTCATCATCCGAGACAATCATTGGATCAATAGTCTTCTCAAACCGCTTAGCCATTTCCTGAGCGCCCGGCCAATCCATGTTCTTGACGAACAGATCCCCTGCCACAGCCCACAGTTGCGGGTTGCCTTGCAGCAGTTGCGCCATGCTCTCCAAGGCCTCTTGGCGCTTGGTCATGTAGTTCGGGCCAGTGGTCACGACAACATCGTACTTGCCCACGGAGGGGTTGTAGATCTTCTCAATGACAGCACCGGTCTGCATGTCCATGATCTTACGCACCGGCTCCTGCTGAGTCGGGTCGATCTTTGCCATGCTGGTATCGCCGTCAACCCCGATGATCCGAGCCACCCGTTGGGTGTCGTAATACTTGGGGATCAGGTCGATGATAATGCGGGTAACATGCCGGATGGCCCGAGCAAGGTTATCCACAAAGTGATAGGTGCCGGTATCTGCTTGCCTTTCACGGGCGAGGATAGCCTTCCCGGAACGCTCATTACCGGCCATGCCTAAAGAGGCATCATATTGGCCTGTGGTGGCCTTTATATCGTCAGAAGCACCCATTTTAGCCTGAATCAGGCCAGTTTGTGGCATGGGTGGCATAGCACGTTGGGGCAGAGGCAACATACCGCCCTGGGCATCGGTGACATCAGGGTTCACCTCCAGGTACGGCCAGTTGTTGGTATTTGCGGTCTTCCACTGGTATTCATACCCTTCAAACTGACCGCCGTACCCAATAAACGGTGCTTTAGGTGCCAACGCCAACATTTCGGTCTCTTGCGAAACCCAATAGTTGTACATCCGTTGGGCGTCCTTGGCATTTCGCACAATGCCAGACACATACAGCTTGCCGTCTACCTCAAACTCATTGCCCACCACCCGTACTACGGGGATGTGCTTACCAGCCCAGTCTTGCGGGCCTTCCAGAAACTCAAACCCGTTGGTTTTGCCCCACTTCACCATCCGGCGGGCAGATTCACGGGTACGGATGGGCTTCAACCCCATCGCTTCAATGCGCTTGGCCTCGGGAGAGCCTGCAAACGCCGTGATGTTGTTGGGATACAGGTTCAGGGTGGCCTTCTTGTACTCAATCCAGAAGTACTCAGCAATCCGCACCATATCCTCATTGATCCAGTCCGAAATAGACGGATCGCCCACCCCTTGGGCCATGATCGACGTAATGGGCGCTGCATCAGGGTACAGACGCTCATACTCAGCCTTGGTGATGTCTTGAGTAATCAAGCACCACTGGGCATCAGCACCACAAGGGTCTTGAATCGTGGGGTCCATGTAGACCGAAAAGCTGTTTCTGATCCGGCCAATTTTGATGTCCTGATCAAAGCTAGTCTCATCAATGTATTCGGTCAGAACTCGGATGTAGCCCTCACCATACGTTACCTGATTCTCGCAGGCAGTGTCATAGGCCACGTCAGCGTCACTGATGTACTCAATGTGGCGCACAATTCCGTTCAGGATCTCGGCCACCTCAAGGTCAGCCTGGTCGTTGGCAGGGATAACCTTGCCTGACGGACGGTGCTGGCGCTGATCGTTGGTGACCTGACGAACGTGTTGGGGCAACTTGTTGATGGTCAGACAGGGACGGGCATTGATGGTCTGCCCCTGCACTGCACCACGGGTCTGGAGTACGTCAGCCGGCCACTGCCACTGATTGTCCGGTGAGCCAGCATAGAACCGGAGGTCGTCCAATTCATCCTCACGGCTTTCGGAGAACGCAGCAATAGCCACCGTCAGGCGATGCCGCATGGTGGACAGAACATTCTCGCTGCTCTGCTTCTCTTTGCCCCCGTTGGAGACTCTGCCTGCGGTCTGTATGCCTGATTGGTCAGCCATTTACTTGCTCTTCCCTTTAGGGGCTGCTTTTTTGCCTTCTGCCTTGCGCTTTACCGAATAGGCAATCGCCACGGCCTGCTTGATAGGCTTTCCGGCCTCTTTTTCAGCCTTCACGTTCTCTCGGAAGGCCTTTTTGCTAGGCGATTTGATTAACGGCATGACTTTTTACCCGGTTTCTTAGCAGTCTTGGCCGATTCTTTAAAGGCCTTGTCGGTGGGGGCACCTTTCGCACCCGGCTTCCGCATCTTTTCACCGGAACCTGCCTTGATTCGCTCTTTCTTAGCGTTGATGTTTGCGTACAAACCGGGTTTACTTGCCACGTTTCTTGTCTCCAAAGAAAGGCTTAGCCTTATTGAACATCTTTGTGTCCCGCTCCATGATCTCATGCATACGCTTTTCAGCCGCCAATGCCGTCTCAACGTCATCGTAGGTCGGAAAGTCAATGTTTGACCGCATGGCAAACCTGATCGCATCCCTCGGGCTGCGAATGTCGCCACCCCAGTAGGTAGGGATGATCATGGTTCCCTTGCCTGTCTTGGGGTTATCAACCACAGAACCGTAAAACGTCGTAATCCCACCGCCTGGCTGACGCAAGAAGGTGTTGTTGATCAGGTTAGCACGATGGTAGTTCAGTGCTGCCTGTTCTTGCGGGGTGAACTGTGAAATGTCTTCAAAGTCCATCTAGCATTTCCACCTTTTACGGGCCTGTCGGAGTCTGGAATTGGGGTCTTTGGCCGCCTCGGGGTGCTGTTTCATCTGCCCCGCCGACCTTGCACAGTAACTCTTGCGGCGCTCAGCACGTTTCCCCGTAGGGTTGTCCTCAGTCACCGCTGTTTGAAGTTTAGAGCCAGGGTTAGCCTTTTTGTAGGCCTCAACCCCTTTCTTGGTCATGCCAGCGCCTTCCTTGGTAGGACGGTAGTTGGCACCTTTACCCTTGGTGGTCTTGGGAATCGGCTTGTCGTGTTTTTTCTCAGCCATTTAACAGCCCATCCAGTTTTCAACATGGTGGGCTTAACAGCCCATCCAGTTAGTCGCTATCCCACCACCGCCCTTATGATTGGATGATACCCGGCGGCTTTCAGGCTCTTTGGACTTCCGTGATGCTACGGGGAAGGCAAAGGTGACGGCCAAGGCATCAGCCGCATCAGGAGAAGCCAACCCACGGGCTTTCATCTCTTTCTTCCCCTCAAGGAAGATAGTCCCCGCACTGTTAGGCTTTTCCATCGGGCCGGTCAGGTCAGCCTTTAGCTGCCTGTCTGCTGGAATACTAGCAGACCTTAGCCATTCACGCATCTGGCCCCACATTTCTGCCCTTTTATTCCCCCAAGACACCTGATTCTTGGCCTTCCAACCAAAGTTCACCCCCCGAACCTTGTACCGCTGCTCAACCAGGCGATCCAAAATCCCGTACCCAAGGCCTCCTTCATCTATAACAGTCAGCACCGGGTGGTATTCCTCTATCGCATCTATCACCCGGCCAACGATGGTCATGGTGTCCTCGCCCTGGTAGCGCAGAAGCTTGACCAGATCCCTGCCTTTCCTGACCGCTATAACCGTCTTATCAAGGCCGCCGCGAGCAGGGTCAACACCGATAACGACAGGAGCATCAGGATCATTCCATGCAGGTCGCTTGGCTGCTTCATCGACGAGTACTGGGCTGATAAACTGACCATCGCCAGCAGCAGGGAACTCACCATACACCTCTACCCTCGCTTCCCGAGAGTCCTCCCCGTATTCCTCTATGATCTGCTGGTAGGTGTTCTTATCGGTGTTCTCCACCGTCCGGGCATCCACCTGCCGGCCAATCCAGAAGTCCCGCTTGCTGTTGAAGCACTCAAAGAAGTACCCCTGATTGCGTCGAGGGTTGGAGAAGGCCATCCAGTAACGGTCAAGGATGTTCTCAGTGAAGAAGCCTGCCGCTACCGACCATATGGCATCGGGTATACCGCTGGCCTCATCAAATATCACCATCATGCCGTCATGGTTGTGCGCTCCGGCATAGCCATCAGGGTTTTCTTCCGACCACAACTTGCCATCGGCAGACCAGTAGCGGGTACCCTTCTTTAGATCCCGCTCCACCAGTTCACACAACCACTGAGCCGGCATCAGACGGGTAGCCGAGATCTCCCACCAATGGCTGTTGATCAGCATGGCCGTCCACTTGTTCAACTCACCCCAGGTCACATGCCGCAACTGGGCCTCGGAGTTAGCACTTACAATCACCGTAGCACCGATACGGGTACTCATCATCCACAGGATCAGCCAGCTAACCAAGGCAGACTTCCCGATACCCCGTCCAGAGGACACCGCTTCTCGGAAGGTGGTCATGTCTACCTTGCCCTGGTTATCCTTTATATGGGTGGATATGTCCTTCAGCACCTTCCGCTGCCATTCCCTCGGCCCCTTGTACTTCTCCAGCGGGGTGTTGGGCTGTCCCCAAGGAAAGGCCATCATCACGAAGGCCTCTGGATCATCGGCTATCCTGGGCGACCAAAGGGTAGCCATCAGCTTCTGTTCATCAGAGGCGCTATACCGTGGCTTTTGCATTACTCATCCACCTCTTCTGACTGCCCTTCCAGCCAATCCTCAACCCGCTGTTGGGCTTGTTCCAGCGCAGCAGTAATAGATATGTTGGTGGTGATCTCCACCTGTGTCTTTTCCTGCCAGCCAGCCCTGGTCTTCAACCAGAACATCATGGCCTTCACATCCCCATCCATGCCGGTCTGGTACAGCGTCCTTGCCATGGCAAGGTTCTTGTCGGTCAGGGACTTGTTCAACAGGTCAGGGTAATGTCGCTTTAGGGTAGATTCGGCTATCCCAAGGTAGACAGCAATGTCCTTCTCCGGCGTACCTATGGATGCCAAGGCTTCTACCTTTGCCGCATCCTCATCGGTGGGCAGGTAATGGTTAGCCTTAACGGGGGCAAGTTTCTTGGGCTTCTTCTTATGGACAGTGGCAGGCCGGTACCCTTCCAACCCAAGGCCATCAAGAGAGATCTTCTTCATCCTCAACCTCCTTTGGTTTGAACAGGGTTTTCCAGCAGGCATTCGTCACCAGGACTGCCAACACCACTATCACTATAGCCCCCAGGACTATCTTGTCTGCCAGCCTCAAGATCATCGCCAACACCAACCCTGCTCAACCGAAACTGATTCTGAACCTTCTTGGAATTCTCCCAATGCCCAAACGTATAGGCAAACGGATTCAGGTAATACACGCCATTCAGCCCCGGCTTCCTGTAGATCAACCCTTCCCGGTTCATCACATACAGATAGTTCTCCAGCGTCCTAGCTCCAATGCCGCACTTACGCATCAACTCTTCCCTGACATCCTTGCTCAGCAGGATCTCCCCTTCCCGCTTCACATACACCATCAGCCGGAAGTACAACTCAGCCTTCCCTGTAAACGAATCAGCCACCATATCCATATGCACCCAATGCGCCTTACCCCACGCCGGCTCTGCATCAAACGCCTTCAACTGACGGGGCTTTAACTTTGCATTACCCATCACTTCACCCGTTTCCTCATCTACAAAAAACCGACTTTTCCTTTTCAAATCAGTAACCTCCACAACATACATAAAGTAACCCCTCCGTCATCGGTCATTTTGGGACAACTTGTGCATCTACTCACAACCCTATAAGTATAACCTCCCCTGCACACTAAGTACAAAAATGACACCTTTCCTAACAACATCAACTACTTAACTGAAGTTGTCTATCTATCTATTCTGTAATTCATCAGTCTTTCAGTGACTAGTGACTATTGCCAGAGACTGGTGACTATTTTCATTTCAAAAAAAATTCTGTCAGGGGGGTGTACAAGTACACATGCCC